CTAAATAATGAATGACCACATCTACATTTATTGGGATGATGTACCTTTGGCTAATGACACCAAAGTACTACATCGGCAAGACGTTGAAGATAGAGGCGAAGGATGTGGTGATGGACTTCCAACCTGATAATTACAATCTTGGAACTGCCCTCACCTACCTAATGCGTGCAGGCAAGAAACCTCACAATCCTATCTGCGATGACATCCGCAAGGCCATCGCTCACCTAAATTTTGAACTTGAACGCCAAGATGAGCAGCAAACCATTAGCGCAACAAGCGAAGGAAGCCAAACAACAACAGGAAAGTATGCAGTACTATACTAACCCTGCCAAGCGAAGGAAGATAGACTTTATCCTTGAGGAGTGCGCTACGCTGATGTCTAACTGCGAAGCCTCATACCAAGCTCGCCAACAGGCGAAATACAAAGAACAAGAACTACTCGGTGAGATTGCCAAGATAGACCTGCACTTCGCCATCCAATGCGGCTATCTGATCCCCGATAATTGAAAAGCTACAAGGTCGTAGTCACAAAGGTTCCGAGCTTAAATGCATTTTATGCATCAAGGCATTGGACAGTTCGCAAAAATGCAAAGGACAAACATTGCGATGAAGTTCTTGAGCAGCTTTACGCAATGGACTGCGTACAAATAACAGACGTACACATTACCTGCCTTGTGAATTACAGGTATGACGTAGACAATTCTATTATGGCGGTGAAGTTTGCGCTTGACGCATTGAAGAAGTGGGGAGCTATTCGTGACGATAGCCCAAAGTATGTGAAACAAATTATACTCGTACATAGCGAAGCCATTGCTAAAGACACCGCAGAAATTATTTTTGAGGGAGTGATTGTAGAATAATTAGTTGTATATTTGCATAACTTAAAACCAATCAAGTTATGACTTTATCTTTCAGTTCAGACGTTTACACCGAGATGGTGCAAGTGCAACAAGCACAAATCCAAGCACTTCAAAACAAGGTACAAGAGCTTGAAGCTCGTATTGAGGTTTTGCAGCAGCAATCAATTCTATTTATCTAAAACCAATCTATTATGTCAAAAATTATTTCAATCACCCCAACAGGCCAATGGCAAGATTTATTCAAGCTTGAGGTTCGCTTTGACAATGGAGACTTCGGTACTGCCTTTGCCAAATCACAGACCCCTCCTTATGCCGTAGGCGATGAGGTAGAGTACACCAAGAACGAGAAAGGCACGGTGAAAATCCAACGTGCCAATGCTTTTGGCGGTGGAGGCTATAACCAATCAGCTCCATCTGCGCCTAAAAATAACGATGAGCGCTCACTTTCAATCATCCGACAGGTTGCTCTAAAGGCTGCGGTTGAGTACGCTTGTGCTGCGCAACACGATGTCAACACCATCCTTGCCAACGCAGAGACCTTTAACGCTTGGATGACAGGTGCAAGTTCAGCTCCTGCATCACACACCGAGCATTTCGCAAATCGCAACGACCCTTTCTGATTGGTTTTTAATAGGTCGTTGTGTGAAGCCCCTCTACGGAGGGGTTTTTTTATGTCAACTATTTTGTTATATTTGCTAACCAATCAGAATCAATGATACACCCCGACCTTCTTTCTAACGAGTCTTCGTTACCATACCTCCAACGCGCCCTCAAGGGCAAGTACTACGACACGGGCAAGCTCGGTGTTTATGAGATAGACCAATACCTTCGACTTAAAGACGGTGAATTTGTGGTAGTAGTAGGCCACGCTAACGTAGGCAAGACCCACACGCTGCTTTATCTAATGCTCTTGCAGTCGTACAACTTCGGCAAGAAGTGGCTCATCTATTCCGCAGAAAACGAAGTGCCAAGCCTCAAGCGCAAGCTCATTGAGTTCTTGGTATGCAAACCCATTCAAGGGATTGATGAGGGGATGATGTACCGCAAGTTGGACTTCATCAACGAGTACTTCCAATTTATTGACGGCAATCGCCTTTTTACCGCATTCGAACTTCTTGAGGTTATGAGCAGCATCAAGAACGAATGGAACTACACAGGTGCTTTGATAGACCCCTACAACTCCCTATCAACAGACCAAAAGAAATTAGGCAAGACGGGAATGCACGAATACCATTATGAGGTAGCCTCTGCCCTTCGGGTGTTTGCGCATCAGAACAACGTCACGACAATCGTAAACGCTCACCCCGTAACCGAAGCAATGCGCAAGACATTCTACAAAGGCCACAAGTACGAAGGGATGGCGATGCCTCCCAACACATCAGACATTGAAGGTGGTGGTAAGTGGGGCAACAGGTCGGACTGCGTAATCGTGATTCACCGATTCGCTGCACACGAAACCGATTGGATTTACACGCACATCCACGTTCGTAAGGTCAAGGAGATGGAATCGGGTGGGCGCATCACGCCACTTGAAACTCCCTTAATTTTGCAGAGTGTTTTAGGTAACGTAGGGTTTGTGATAAACGGGCGTAACTTGCTGCCAATTAAAATGGATGAAACCCCTGCGAGCGATGTACCCTTCTGATGACTCCCACGACCTTTACATAAGGGAGAAGCAGTTGATGCTTGCAGGTACTGCGATGTGGTTGGCGCAGCAAGCAGCAGACAAAGCAAAAGGCAGAGAAGTACAAGATGACATCCTGCACCACGTTATGAGCTGCCACTACGCAGACCTACTACTTCAGCAGTTTATTGACTATCGCCAATTTACCGAAGGCAAGATGAACGAGATGTACCTTGCCAACGCCAAGCTGCGAGTTGATAGCGAGCAGATGCACTACGAGATACAAAGACTGCAAGGGATAATAGAGGACAATCTATGAGGCAGATATTCTCCCCCTTTCAAAAGTACGAATGCTTTGCAGTAGATGGAGTGGACTACCTCGTGGTGGACTACACCATTATCCAAGACAAAGATGACAATTTAGTGGAATGGGCGAGTGAGATGAAGTTCAAAAGACTAAAAGATCACAAGCACTTCACTATGCCGATAACTAAAATAATAACCAATTACAACGAGGGCAGAGTCAAACGCTGCAAATGCTAATGAGACCATTTGAAATACGCCAATTAAAAGTATCTAAAGAACAGTACTATGCACGTCTTGGGTTCCAAGACAATGGAAGCCGTGCGCATAAAGAATCTACTGCAAGAGCAGCATTCGTATCAGCATTCCGCAACCACGCCACCCTGCACGAACTTGGTGAGGCCATAGACAAAGACCATAGCTCGGTAGCCTATGCCGTAAGGATGCACAAAGACCGCCTAATCTACGGGGACTATCAGCACTACTACAAGGTTGCCTGTTGCGTTCTTGAAGAAAACCCGATGGCCTGTATTGACAAGCCTGACTTTCAATCTTTAGAATTGGAACTAAATAAACTCAATGAAGTCGTTGCGGAGTTATCTAAATACAAGGAATTGTATCTAACTCTTAAACGCACATTTGATGAATTTTAACGTAGGACTTTACCCCATCTATGGGCTTGTAGTTGGGGCGAATTGGTCAAAGACCGATTATCTTGAAGAAGATATTGTGATGCACACCGTGCAATTTGCATTGTTTGTGATAATCGTAGAAATCACTTGGGACTCCTCGCAGTATTAGCAAAGCGGCAGACGGATTGGATTCGGATGTGCAAGAGCTTTGGCGCAAGTGATGACCTTGCCCAAGAGCTTACGCAGGAGATGTACGTCAGATTGTACAAGTACGTTGATGATGCGGAAAAGATAATGTACAACGAAACGGAGGTCAACACCTTCTTCGTGTACGTTACGCTGCGAAATATGTACGCCACGTTGATGCGTCAAAGGGCAAGGTTTGAGTTTGTAGATGTGGACATCCTTGAGGAGTTTATCTACGAGGAGGCCAACGAAGATGCGGAGGTACAACTCATCCAACTCTACGACAGGGTGTGGTCAACACAAACCGATTGGCATTGGTACGACAAAAAGATATTTGCACTATACCACAACACCGATATGAGCATCCGTACTTTAGCGGATGAGACAAAAATATCAGCACGTTCCATATTCAACACACTAAAAAATGCAAGAGAGCGAATCCAAGAAGACTGCCAAGACACCTACCAAGCGTACAAAGAAGCCAAGCGGCTTGGGTGATACCATTGAGCAAATCACAACTGCCACAGGCATCAAGGCTGCGGTAGATTGGTTTAGCGAAGCCACAGGCGTGGACTGCGGTTGTGATGCCCGTAAGGAGAAACTCAACAAACTATTTAGGTACAGGAAGCCTGAATGCTTGACCAAAGAAGAATACGAGTTTGTTGGCAAGATGCGAGGCAGGAACACCGTCACCGCTATTGAGCAGACGGAAGTGAATAGAATCTACAACCGAGTCTTTAAGGATTCGGTGAAGCCAACGAACTGCGGCTCTTGCCTTCGTGGTAGGTTGCAGGAGCTTGAGACCCTTTACAACGCCTATTAGTGTTTTATACTATTGACATCCCCAACACCTTATTTAGTGAGCTAAACAAGAACTCACAGATAAACCAATTCTTTGGCAAGGTGTATGTCGGTGAGTGTATGCGGTTAATCTCTGATTATTATGAAAGCACCACCCTAAACACACAGGAAGGGTGGCAAGAATACTACAAGGAGATGCAAGGCTTCGAGGGTCTGACCGTTGTATATGAAGAACTAAAGAGCAGGCTACCGAATGTTGAGGAGCAACAGATTAAAAAATACATTTGGCATCGTGTAATCGGTCAGACGTGGAACGGCTACCAAAAGGAGCTGATTGTAGTAAAGGAGCTGAACGCAGCGTTCCCCGATGCGAACTTTAAGAAGACCACCTTTAACATTGACCACGACTACTGCATTGATGCGGAGATGTTCTACAACAAAACCCTGATGCTCGGCTTGCAAATCAAGCCTGAGTCTTACAAAGCAATGGGCAGCCCCTACCAACTACGAGCAAAGGAGGCGCACCGCGCCAAGAATGAGCGATACAAGCAGGAGTTTGCACCCTATGTTTATGTTTACTACGGCAAGGAAGGCATCTTAGATAAGGAGCAACTATTTAATCAAATCAATTTATTTTTACACTATGCCAATACCTAAAGTTCAAAGCGGAGAAAAGCAAGCCGAATACATCCAACGCTGCTTGGAGGCTATCGGAAGCGAGTACCAAGACAAAGACCAAGCAGTAGCAGTTTGCTACACGCAATTCAGAGAGGGCAAGTAGTCCTCTTTTTTTTTGTTGCATTGTTGGTAATTAAATTATTTGTTATATATTTGACAAACATTTAATACCAATCAGAATGAAACTACTACTTAAAAACACGGCATACTTCTGCGCTCTTGCGCTGACGTTTTGGGCATACCTATGGACTCTTGAACTTCTTGGGATATGATATTCACATACAACGACCTAAAGTTTTGGCTTGAAGATGCCGACCTGCTACCGCAGTCTTATTGGGATGCCCTTGAGGATTACAACCCCGATGACAAGAACTCCGATGAGATTCTTGCCAAGTGGCTTGGCTACGTTCACGTTGCAGACTTCTACGAGTACGAGATGCAAATCACATACATAGAGGAGTCATACAATGAGGATGGCTATACCAACACCACCGCATACCCTACCACATCCATTTACAGGGATATACCAAGCCTTGCCGATGACATCTACATTAAGTGGATGAATTGGGCAACTCAAGTAGCGTCAGAAGAATAATTAAAACCAATCAAATGAAATATCAAACTATATCCCAACTACTCCGAGAGCTCAAGTCGGTAGACATATCCGAATCAATCCTCAAAGACATAGAAACCATTGAGAAGGTTACCTTGCGTATTGCCTACCACGATGCCCTGCTTCGTGTTCCCTTTGACCAATGGTATGAAGCAACATTCAAAACAGAAACAAAATGAAAATAATAGAACTTTTAGATGGCAGCACTTGGGATATGGAGACAGTCCTTGAGAAGATGCACGATGATGACTTTTACTACGGAGTGTTGGGCAAGAACGCCCTGTCATCTTCGGCTTGTAAGCTGCTGCTGACATCACCCAAGACGTACCACTACGTTACAAAATATGGCAGCGAGGACTCCGATGCGTTTGCGGTAGGCAGACTCGTTCACCTGATGGCTCTTGAGCCGCACAGGGTGGCGGACTACGAGGTGATTGAGGTGCAGAGCAAGAACGCAAAGGCGTGGCAGGATGCAAAGGGCAAGCGCAACCTATGCACCCGCAAAGAGTACAACGAGGCGCAACGCATCTCTGATGCGCTCCTGCGCAACGAGAACGTGCTTGGGCTTATCACAGGCTGCGAGTTTGAGGTGCCGAAGATTGGTATGATTGGCGGCCTGCCCTTTAGGGCGAAGGCTGACATCTATGCTGATGGATTCTTGGCTGACTTAAAAACAACAACCGACCTACGAGCATTCCCTTATTCTGCAAAGAAGTACGGATACGATGTGCAGGCATTTATCTACACCCGATTGTTCGGAGTGCCGATTGATAAGTTTTTCTTTGTCGCTATTGACAAGGCAAGCCTTGACATAGGCATCTACTCTGTAAGCCCCGAGTTCGTGGCAGAGGGAGAACGCAAGACCCTTGAGGCTATTGAAATGTACAAGCAGTTCTTCATCTTGGGTGAGGACTTGGACTCATACACAATAGTAGGCACGTTATGACCGACATCACCAAATGCACGGGCGAGGGCTGCGCCCTCAAAGAAACGTGCTACCGCTTTACCGCCCCTACGGATATGTACCAATCGTTCTTTGTTGGCGTACCTGTCAAGCACGGCCAATGCGAATACTATTGGAACACCAAACTTTAACATCAAACCAATTGTTGCATTTTTTGCAACACCTGAAATACCAAAGAATAATGCAAGATCAGTTTATGAGGATTGCTATGGCGCAGCTCCGTAGCACCTACCCCTTCAAACCCCAACGCAGGGCAGTAGCTGCTCGGATGTGGGTAAGATATTTAGACCGCAAAGCGATGGCGCAATGGTTCAAAGACCAAGAGGCGAGCGTATGATTAGACCCTTTGTGCTTGCCTTCCACAAGCAGAACTCGGGTGTATCACACCACAGGACATTTGCACCCTTGATATGCCACAAGGATGTAGATGTCTTTTTTATTGAGAAGATAACGGACATTGACCCCGAGATGTGGCCGAAGGTCACTCACATCTTTGCAAGCCGTGCATTTCCTGTTGAGCCGTTTGATGACTTCGTAAAGCTCTGCCGTAAGGAGGGCATCAAGTTAATCGTTGACAATGATGATTGGTGGGTTTTGCCCCCTACGCACCCTTTGCAGGGTCTTTACGTTGAGCAGATGAGAACTCGCATCGTGCGCTCTATGAAAGCAGCAGATGAGGTATGGGTGACAAACAAGCACCTTGCCTCAAAGGTCAAGAAGTACAATACCAACATCCGAATCATCCCCAATGCAATCAGCGTAGCAACGTGGCAGGTAGGGAGAGAACCAAGCGAAGAAGTGCGCTTCGGGTATATTGGGGGCAACCACCACGCAGCAGACGTAAGAGAGTCCACAATCAACCTTGAGGGCTATCAAGGGTATGTGGCAGAGGTAGATGGCTACCCCGATATTATGAAGGCAAGCCATAGGCTGCCAACGATGCCACCAACACACTACCACAAGCTCTACGAGTTCTTTGATGTAAGCCTCGTACCGCTAACAACATCAGAGTTTGCCAAGTGCAAGTCGCACCTGAAGATGCTTGAGGCAGGGTTCAGCAAGTGCGCTCTAATAGTGAGCAACACGCAACCCTATTCACCATACATCACTAAAGATAATTGCCTTGCCATCAAGCACCCGAGCGAATGGGCGGGAGCAATCAAGAGGCTAAAAGAAAACCCCAACCAAGTGGCAGACCTAACGGAATCGTTATACGAGTTTGTGCAGGACTTCACAATGGACAAGATAAACGAACTACGATGCTTTACATAGTCACTCCCTGCTCACGCCCTCATAACCTTGTAAGGTTAAAACAACATATCCCTGCGTACGCAACGTGGGTGGTGATGATGGATGCCTCTACCAACTACAAGGGAGCAACAAGCGCATCAATCACACACTACTCTACACGCACGGGGGATATGGGTAACCCCCTACGCAATGAGTTCCTTGACTTGTATGCTGATTCCTTTACCAAAGAAGATTGGGTGTACTATTTGGATGATGACAATATCCTGCACCCAAAGTTCCTTGAGGAGTGGAACAACCTAAACGGACTTGATTGCTCAATCGTAACGTGGGGGCAAATAGGTAGGCTGCGCCCTACCGACCAACCACAAGTCGGCAACATAGACACCGCCTGTTATATGTTTAAGCCCCACGACCTGCCCAACTTGCGCTTTGAAAATGTGTATGAGGCCGATGGCATCTTTGCAAGTGAAGCCGCAAGGCTCGGCACACTTATCTGCGTAGAGCAGTACCTTTGCTACTACAACGCCCTAAAATGAAAACGAGTAAACAAATAGACGGGTGGTTTAACCACCAAGCAGCATACGACTACCTCCTTGCCAATATGCCCGAAGACGGCACGTTCGTAGAGTTGGGGGCTTGGCTCGGTAAGTCATCAGCCTACCTATGCGACAAAGCAACATCCCAAAACATCACAATCATTGATTCTTGGAAGGGTTCACCAAACGAACTCACCACCACCCACAAGCTCGCAACGGAGGTAGACATCTACGACCTGTTCTTAGAGAATATGGGAGAGCGTAAATACAATGTAATCAAAGCAACATCTAAAGCAGCATCAAAGAAGTTTGCCAACGAATCGTTAGACGTGGTATTCATAGACCTAACCCATACCTATGAAGCGGTAAAGGAGGACATCAAGCTATGGCTGCCCAAAGTAAAGAAGGGAGGCTTCATCGCAGGAGATGACTACCATCAACATTGGCAGGGTGTAATCCAAGCGGTAGATGAACTATTGCCACGAGCTACGTTCATTGATGACTGTTGGATTTACCAAAGGTGAAGAACCACACAAAGGTCTATCTCAAAGGGATGGGCTACTCCACAACTGACTTTATCCCCTGCGAGGTATGTCAAGGCCAAGCCGTAGACATCCACCACATAGAGTCAAGAGGTATGGGTGGAAGCAAAATTGCTGATACCATAGAAAATCTGATGGCACTATGCCGTGCCTGCCACGTTGCATACGGGGATATTAAAGAATGGAAGGAGCGACTTCAAGCAACACACAACCACCACCTATCAAAAAGAGTTATTTAGTTATGCAAAGAGCAGCAATCGGTACAATCATACCAAACCCAACCAACCCAAGAATCATAAAGGATGACAAGTTCAAGAAGCTTGTAAAGTCCATACAGGAGTTCCCACAGATGCTTGAGCTGCGCCCAATCGTAGTGGATGGCAATATGGTAGTGCTTGGGGGGAATATGCGCTTAAAGGCGTGTATTGCGGCAGGACTGAAGGAAGTACCCATCATTGTTGCTGACCAACTGACCGATGCACAGAAGTTGGAGTTCATAATCAAAGACAACGTAGGATTCGGAGAATGGGATTGGGACTTGCTCGCTAACCAATGGGATGTAGAGGCATTAGAAGATTGGGGTCTTGAACTGCCCTTTGACAATACTCCTGTGGTTGAAGCCGAAGAGGATGACTACGAAGCACCATCCGAAATAAAAACAGACATAGTCTTAGGGGACTTAATAGAGATAGGCAACCACCGTCTGCTATGTGGGGACTCTACCGATAGCGATGCAGTCGCAAGGCTGATGGATGGACAGAAGGCTGACCTTGCACACAATGACCCGCCTTACGGGATGAAGAAGGAGAATGATGGAGTTCTAAACGACAACCTTAACTATGATGACCTCCTTGAGTTTAACGAGCAATGGATTCCACTTCAGTTCAGTCACCTCAAGGATAACGGCTCTTGGTACTGTTGGGGCATTGATGAGCCATTGATGGACATTTATACCAACATCCTAAAACCATACGCAAAACAAGGAGAACTCACATTTAGGAATCTAATAACTTGGGATAAAGGTAACGGTCAAGGTCAAAATTCAGATAATACGAGAAGCTTCGCTACGGCAGACGAGAAGTGTTTGTTTGCTATGTTAGGAGTTCAAGGGTTTAATAATAATGCCGATAATTATTTTAAGGGTTGGGATTCTATTGTAAATTATTTAGATAATCAAAAAAATAAAGCGAAACTCACAATAAAGGACTGCAAAAGATTAGCAGGCCATAGCGAAAAAAGCGGATGTCATTGGTTTGACAAAAGTCAGTGGATGATGCCAACAGAGGACACCTATAACTCTTGGCGGGACTATTGTCTAAGCAATGGTATTGACGCATTTCATAAGAAGTACGATGAACTGAAGAAGGAGTACGATGAACTGAAGAAGGATTATTATGCAACCCGTGCCTACTTCAACAACACGCACGACAATATGAATAACGTGTGGCACTTCGCTCGACATAACAAAGATGGAAGCGAAGGCGGTCACGCAACACCTAAACCCATACCCCTTTGTGAGCGAGCAATCAAAAGCAGTTGCCCCGATGGTGGACTTGTGATTGATTCGTTTATGGGCAGCGGTTCTACTATGGTGGCATCACACCAACTCAACCGCAAGTGCTATGGTATGGAACTTGACCCGAAGTATTGCCAAGTCATAATAGACCGAATGCACAAGCTCGACCCTTCACTTGAAATTAAAATTAACGGCAAGCCTTATGACAAGTAGTGACATCCATAAAAAGGCAATGCTCGATGCGTTGGAGAAATCGTTAGGGGTTGTGACCTCCGCTTGCAAGAGTGTTGACATTGCAAGGCAAACGCATTACCGATGGCTGCAAGAGGACAAAGAATACAAAGCAGCAGTCGATGAACTATCAGACGTAGCCATTGACTTTGCAGAGAGCCAACTGCACAAGCAGATAAAGGAGGGCAACTCCACCGCTACTATCTTTTTTCTAAAGACCAAAGGCAAGAAGCGTGGGTACGTGGAACGCCAAGAGGTAGACGTATCTTCGGGCAAGCTATTTCAAATTGAGGTGCTTGGCGAAGATTCAGACCAATAAAGTATATAACCACCTAAAGCGCAGCGACAAGAAGATAGTCGTTGAGCAGGGCGGTACTCGTAGCGGAAAGACTTACAACATCCTGCTATGGGTAATTTTCTATTATAGCACACGAGAAACAAACAAGACCATCACCATCTGCCGTAAGACGTTCCCTGCGCTGCGAGCTTCGGTGATGCGTGACTTCTTTGAGATACTGCGCAACCACGACCTGTACAGTGAAAGCTTCCACAACAGGTCAAGCCACGAGTACTACCTAAACGGCAACCTTGTAGAGTTTATCAGCCTTGACCAACCGCAGAAGATACGGGGGCGCAAGCGCAACCTCCTGTACATTAACGAAGCCAACGAGCTGACGTATGAGGATTGGCAGCAGCTTATTATGAGAACAGAGGACAGGGCAATCCTTGACTACAACCCTTCGGATGCGTTTCATTGGATCTACGACAAGGTCGTACCGAGAGATGACTGTGAGTTCTTTAAGACCACTTATCTTGACAACCCGTTCCTTGATAGCAGCATCCGAAATGAAATAGAACGCTTGCGTGATACCGATAACGACTATTGGAGAATCTACGGACTTGGAGAACGGGGTATGAGCAGAGCCACCATCTTCCAATACGGGCAGGCAGAGATACCAACGGATGCCACGCTCCTATGTCACGGGATGGACTTTGGGTACACCAACGACCCAACTGCACTTGTGGCAGTTTATAAGTCGGGTGACAATCTTTATGTGGATGAGCTTATCTACCGCACGGGGATGACCAACCCCGACATCAGCAACGTACTTGCCTCACTTGGCCTTGACAGACGCACGGAGGTATTTGCTGACTCTGCTGAACCCAAATCTATTGAGGAGCTGCATCGTATGGGATGGAACGTGAAACCCACGCAGAAGGGCGCAGATAGCGTCATAGTGGGCATTGACGTACTGAAGCGACACAAGCTATTTGTAACACCACGAAGCAGCAACCTAATTAAAGAATTGCAAAACTACAAATGGGTAGAGGACAAGAACGGCAACCTGCTGAACAAACCGATTGACGCATTCAACCACGCCATAGATGCGCTGCGCTATGCAACGTATAACAAGTTGAGCAGACCTAACTTTGGCAGGTATGCCATACGCTAAAACTAAAAGGTTATTTTAATACAATGGAACTAAAGGTAATTGTACCCACCGCCCTATCAGAGATCACGCTTGACCAATACCAACGCTTTGCGAGGCTTGAGGGCGATGAGGAGTTCTTGACCCACAAGATGCTTGAGATATTCTGCGGAGTGCCTCTTGCTGACTTGCCCAACGTAAAGTTTGCAAGCGTAGCCAATGTGATGCGCCACATCAATACGATGTTCAGCGAGAAGCCAAACCTAAAGACGGAGTTCACGATGGGCGGTGAAACCTACGGGTTCATCCCTAACCTTGAGGACATCACCTTCGGGGAGTATGTAGATTTGGACAATTATATGGGTGACATACAAGAGCTGCACAAAACGATGGCAGTCCTCTACCGACCTATCACCGAGCGCATAGGCAAGCGGTATGCTATTGAGCCATACGAATCAGCATCCAAGTACTCCGCATCAATGAAGGATGCACCAATGGATGTTGTGATGGGAGCATCGGTTTTTTTTTGGCGTTTAGGAAACGAACTACTGCTCGCTACCCTGACCTCTTTGGAGAAGGAGAAAACGAGTACTCCGCAGAGTCTCAATTCGGTAGAAAGTGGGGATGGTATTCTTCCTTCCATCAGCTTGCTCAAGGAGATGTTACAAGATTTGAACGAGTCGGAAGGCTTGGCGTTCACGAAGCCCTTACCTTTCTCGTTTTTGAAAAAGAGCGCATAGACGTTGAACGCAAACAATTAGATAAGATAAAAAAATGAGACAGTTCTACGACATCACCACCAAGCTAAAAGACACGCTTGAAGCGAATAGCCAAGTCAACGTGGTAACGACAGGGGATATTTTTGACATAGACCTAAACAAGCAGACCATCTTCCCTTTGTCGCATATCATTATTAACCAAGCAACATTTGAAGGACAAATAGTCCGAATGAACGTGAGCATTGTTTGTATGGACTTAGTGGATGAAACCAAAGAGAATCCACGCTTGCAGGCGGAGCCGTTCTACGGCGTAAGCAACGAACAGAATATCTTGAACACGCAGCTCGCAGTAATCAACGATGTGGTGACAGAACTGCGCAGGGGTACTCTGTACACCGACCTTTATCAGTTGGATGGCACAGCATCTTGCGTTCCCTTCAGCGAGAGGTTTGAGAACCTGCTTGCAGGGTGGACTGCAACCTTTGACGTGCTGCTTGCTAACACCGAGATAAGCATCTGCTAAAATGGCACGGAAGGAATTGTTGGAAGCGGTGCTTACCAAGTTTGCGAAGTTTGTAATTCAGCAGGCGAGGACTAACCTTACCAAAGGCAAGCACAACTTTGACAAGACCCTTTACAATTCTTTGCAGTATAAACTATTTGTAGGCGAGAACTCGTTTACTCTTGGCATTGAGATGGAGGACTATGGTGACTTCCAAGACAAGGGCGTAAAGGGCGCAGGAGGCACGAGAAAGTCCACAAGCCCATTCAACAGGCGAAACAACAAGGGCAAGATATGGAAGCAGAAAGCACCCGATAGCCCATACAGTTACAAGGAGGGCAAGAAGCCATCAGCCAAGCACTTCAAGCGGTGGGCAGAGAGCAAGGGGCTGAATCCTTTTGCGGTGCGTGAGTCGGTATATCGGCAGGGCATCCCTGCAACGAAGTTCTTTAGCACTCCGTTTAGGCTTGGGTTTGCCAAGCTACCCCCTGAGCTTATTCAGTCGTTCCAATTAGGCAAAGATGATCTGCAAGCATTTACCCGTAAGGACTTAAATATAAAACTATGAGTACACCTGTATTTTCTACGCCAAATAGCCTTGCTATGGCAAGAAGCCCACAATTTGTCACGGCAAAGAACAACGCTCTTGCGCTTGACACGCTTACGGAGATGGACTTGAACCTGCGTATTCGCACGGGTGTCCTTGCTGCATCGGGTTCGTTTAACTATTCGTTGAGCAAAGACTATTCAATAAACCAAGTCATCAACTTTGAAATCAGCGACCTTGTGCGCTCGGAGTTCTACCACGACTTTAGCGTATGGAATGACATAGGCTACACGCAGAGTCCGCAGGGTGAGGCGTTGTGGATAGTACCCGAAGGCTCTGTGACATTCTCTAACAACGGAGCAGCACCCGCCAACGCAACCTTCCCCGATGAATCCCCTACCGCATACGCATACCTAACTACCGATGGATGGGCAACCCGTGATAACATCGCCCCTGTTGCGGTAACGCAGGCCGTGCTTGCCACGAATCGCAATCGGCAGGTGCTTGTCGGTAACTACGAATCCCTTGCGATTAACAATAGCGTAAATAATGGTCTTGCTA